TCAACCTTTCTCAAAGGTTGATAAGGTTGATAAGGTGGATTTGGAAATAGTCGGTTCTTATCGTCGTGATGCGGCAACTTCTGGTGACATTGACGTGATTATTACTTCTCAAAATGAGCAAATATTCAAAAACTTTATTGATGAACTGATTAAAGAAAAAGTAATTTTGGAAGTTCTCTCTAGAGGTCCAAGCAAATGCTTGGTAATGGCAAAGATCCCATCTTCTGATACAGTTCGCCGTGTGGATTTCCTATATACCAAAGAAGAAGAATTCCCTTTTGCCATTCTTTATTTTACAGGAAGTAAGATCTTCAATACAGTAATGAGACAACATGCGCTTCAAATGGGTCTAACAATGAACGAGCATGGTGTCTATAAAATGGAAAATGGTAAGAAGGGAGAGAAAGTTGCGCATAAATTTCAATCAGAAAAAGATATATTTGATTATTTAAATATGGAATATAAGTCACCAAATGAGCGCATAGATGGTCGCGCACTCGTATTAAAATCTAAAGCAAAACAACCTGCGTTTGTTATAGAAGAAAGTTCATCGGAAGAACTAATAACATTGAAACCAAAAAAAGCTGCTAAAAAAGCGACAAATGCTGCTAAAAAGACAAAGAAAAATTTAGTAATTGAAGAAGACTTGGAAGAAGCAGTAGTTCAAAAAGAAAAATTGGATAAAAATGCCATTAAAATCGCAGACAACTTTAAAAAGAATGGAATAAAAATATTAGAAGATTTAAATGAAGCACAACTTTCAAATCTTTTGAGAGAAGCCAATAAAGCATATTATAATGAGGAACCTTTTCTAACAGATAATGAATATGATATTATTAAAGAATTAATAGAGAAAAAATATCCAAGTGCCATAGCAATAGCTCAGATAGGTGCGCCTGTAGAGAGAAATAAAGTCAAACTTCCCTATTTTATGGGTTCTATGGACAAGATCAAACCCGATACAAATGCTCTACAAAATTGGAAAACAAAATACAAGGGTCCTTACATATTATCATGTAAATTAGATGGAGTTAGTGGTCTTTATACAACGGAAGGCACAACACCTAAATTGTATACGAGGGGTGACGGAAAAGTTGGCCAAGATATAAGTCATTTGATACCACATTTGCGTCTGCCTAAAACAAAAGGAATTGTTATCCGTGGCGAGTTTATTATTCCAAAAGAAGTTTTTGATAAAAAATATAAAAGCAGATTTGCTAATCCGAGAAATATGGTTTCAGGAATTGTAAATCATAAAACAATTAGTGAGGCAATAAAGGATCTACATTTTGTTGCTTACGAGTTATTAAAACCAGTAAAGAAGCCACTAGAACAAATGATATTTCTTCAAACATTGGATGTAGAAACAGTTCTTTATAGAGAAACAACTAATATAACAAATGAACTTCTCTCTGAAATATTGGTAGAATGGCGTAAAAGTTATATTTATGAAATAGATGGTATAATAGTAACAAATGATGGATTATATGAGAGAAAGACTGGGAACCCAGAGCACGCATTTGCCTTCAAGATGGTTTTATCAGATCAAGTGGCTGAAGCAAAGGTAGTAGATGTTATATGGTCTCCTAGCAAAGATGGTTATTTAAAACCTCGAGTTCAAATTGAGCCGATAAATTTGGGTGGAGTTCGTATAGAATATGCTACTGGTTTTAACGGCGCTTTTATAAAAGATAATAAAGTAGGAGTAGGTGCTGTTATTGAGTTAATACGCAGTGGTGATGTGATACCACATATTCGTAAGGTTACAATGCCAGCTACAGAAGCAAAAATGCCGACTGTAGCATATAAATGGAATGATACTCATATTGATATTATGTTAGAAGATGTTGGCTCCGATGAAACAGTGAAAGAAAAAGTTATTACAGGATTTTTCAGAGGTATCAATGTAGAAGGTTTAAGTTCTGGAAATATTGCCAGAATTGTTCAGGCAGGTTTTGATACGGTTCCTAGAATCTTGAAGATGACCAAAGAAGATCTGCTAAGTGTGGAAGGATTTAAAGAGAAAACATCAAAAAAATTATATAACGGAATAAGAGAGAAAATAGAAACAGCTCCATTAGTAACCATTATGGCGGCATCTAATTTATTTGGACGTGGTTTCAGTGATAAAAAGTTAGAATTAATTATGAGTGAACATCCAGATATTCTTCTCTCTAAGGAGATAAAGACAAATAAAATATCAAAGGTTGCGGCTATTAAAGGCATGGCTATAAAGACAGCAGAGGCATTTGTAGAGAGAATTTCAGAATTTCTTCAGTTTCTTAAGGATGCTAATTTGGAAAAAAAGTTGTCTCAAGTTTCCATAGAAAAGTCGCAAGTAGATCAGTCACATCCATTATATAATAAAACTATTGTAATGACAGGATTTCGAGATAAAGAACTTGAAGATAAACTAAAATTATTAGGTGCGAAGATGGGATCTAGTATATCGAAAAATACATTTGTAGTTTTAGTAAAAGATTTGGAGGAAGACACTGGAAAGGCAAATGATGCTAGAAAAATAGGTGTTCCATTAATGACACCTGAAGGTTTTAGTCAAAAATATAAGTTATAACTTCATTACCAAGTTTAATATATTCTTCAGTAATTTTATCTATATTATTAATGTAATGGCCATCCATACCATGTTGTCTCATAATTTCTGTCCTGTTAAACCTAGCTAAAGTTAAATTTATAATATAATTTAGTCCTAAACTTCTCATATGTTTGTTATAATATGTAGCGGAACTATATTGTATAATCCCATTTGGACTACATTTATGAGCACCGAAACAATAATTCATTTCTTTTATAGAAGGCACATAAAAACATAAATTTTTTGATTCATTAACATAATCACATCCCTGATAAATCATATGTAAATTAATATCAGATAAATCTAATGTTTGACTTTTTCCAAACATTTCAACACCTTTAACATTTAAAATAGTAGTTCCATTTTTAAATTCATCTTCTAACTGTTTTTCGGTAACACATAACCATTCATCCATGTCTATTACAATAACCCATCCTTCACTAATATTCTTCCAACATTTATTTTTAAGATCTCTTTGAACATATTCATTTTGTATATTACTTGATTCAAAAAAAACAACCTCGCAACCTAATGATTTTGCTATTTCGACCGAATTGTCTGTGCTATAATTATCATAAATAGTTATTTTAGAGTTAGGAAGATTTTTTTTGTAATGAGCAATAGTATGTGGTAGCAATATTTTTTCATTATAGCACAATATAAATATATTTATATCCATTTAAATATATTTATTTATTTTTTTAAATAAAATCACGCAATAAATAATAAATTTATAAAAATTATAAAAATTATTTGAAAACATAATAGAAACTTTATTCTATATCTAGTATATAAAGTATGTTTAAAAAGCTATTTTTTTTAACTTCTCTCTTACTAACATCAAGTGCTAATGAAAACCTTCGTGGTTTTTTAGATAATACAGATGAATGGAGCCAATTTACAAAATTTCAGAAACGTTTTAACAAGTTTTATAATACAATTGAAGAATTAGAAAATCGTTTTGATATTTTTCGTTCCAATCTTCGCGATATTATTCTTCATAATTTAGATCGTAGTCAGAATTTTACAATGGGTATCAATCAATTTACAGATTTGACAGCTATTGAATTTAAGGAGCAATTTACAGGTGGTCTAAAAGTGGAAGTAGAAAGTTATGGATGTAATACATTTACTAGTTCTGCGTTTAATGCTCCATTTTCACTCGATTGGAGAAAGAAAAATGCTGTAACTTCTGTTAAAGATCAGGGTCAATGTGGATCATGCTGGTCATTTTCTTCAACAGGTGCTTCAGAAGGTGCTTGGTCAATCGCCACCGGTCAACTTGTCGATTTATCTGAAGAGCAATTAGTAGAATGTGCTACTGGTATACAGTATGGTTCCCATGGATGCTCTGGAGGTCAAATGGAGGGAGCATTCAAATATCTTATTCAAAATGGTCAATGTGCTCTCTCTTCTTATCCTTATACATCTGGAAGTGGAAAATCAGGATCATGTAAGTCTTGTAGTCAAACCGCATATTTTTCATCTTGTTCTGGTGTAAAACCAAATGATCAAATTTCTTTAAAGGGTGCGGTAACACAACAACCAGTTGCGGTGGCAATTGAAGCAGATACAAAATATTTCCAATCTTATTCAGGAGGTATTTTAGATGCAGTAAGTTGCGGAACACAATTGGATCATGGTGTTTTAATTGTTGGATATGGAGAGGAAAATGGAGAGAAATACTGGATATTAAAAAATAGTTGGGGAACTAGCTGGGGAGAGGAAGGTTATTTCAGAATTTTAAGAACAGATTCTACAAATGATCCTGGGATTTGTGGTGTAGCAATGGATCCAAGTTTTATTACTGTATAAAAAATAATATTAAATTTAACATAATTATTATATAATTTAAAATTATTTGTCTAAAACTCAAATTCATACTCTACAAATGCTTTAATATCTTTTTTAGTCGTATTATACAATATAGTGCGAAGTTTATTAAATATTGCTTCTACCTTTAATTCAATAGTCATTAATTTTGTTGTTGTTTTATCACATAAACTCGCTAATTGATAACTTTCTTTAATTTCTTTTGAGTGATTTTTTTTCCATTCACAAAATATTTTAATAAATTTCATATGAATTTTATTGAAAAACTTAATTATTTTCTCTCTAGAAAATTCAATCCATTTTTTTTGTCCATTGCTACTAATCAGATCTTCACGATCATAAATGTAAAATGTATTTGTTTTCTGTATAAACGCATAAATTGGAATATCACTTTCAGATAAGTCATAAATAGTTTTTGAAAATACTTCATTTAAGCTATCATAAAATGAATTATTTAATAGAAATTGAATATCATTCTCAGTGATAATAATTTTATCATAGAACTCATCAAATATAATACTAGGAGATATATTTGTATTTAACCAATCAAGCATATTAATTTTCTTCTTCTTTTTAACAATCCATTTGCCCATTTCTTCAACTTTTTCTTCTAATTTATTATATTTTTGCCCGAGTTCAATTAACATTTGGAACATTTTACGCTGTGATGGAAGAGGTTCTTCATCTTCTTCCATATTTTTAATTTTTTTGGATTTTTGTAATAAATCGCAAATAATAATATGTTTATCTAAATTAGATCTTTTTACATAACTTTTTCCGCAATGAACACAACACTGAGATGGTTGTTTAATTCTATTAGGGATATTATTATCTAGTTTGTTCATAAGGATAAATGAGTGTATTTATATTTTTATATTATTTACCATTCAATTTTTAAAATAATAATAAATAAAAATAATACATTTATATATAATGATTCCAGTATCTCCAACATCAATAGTATATAATGATCCAAATAAAATATTAGGATTACCGCCTTATTATTATAGATATAGAAGCCCTCTTTTTTCAAATTTAAATGGAAATGGTGCTGCTGATCAATATCAAAGATTAAAGCTAATACAGAACACTGTTCGTGTCTATAGTTCTCTCTATACATCTAATTTAGGACCATTAAATGCCTATAAACAACCTACCACAGCAACTCATGGTGTATGTTGGAATCAAATGAGTGACAGACCGGTGCCTAGTGTGCAACGTGTTACTATACCAACAGGATACAATAATAGCTTAAATAGGCGTCATACATCAGTTACAAGTTCTAAACCAGGAAGCCAGACCCCTGGAGGAGTTGGTTGCGATATAAAGCATAATTCTTATGATAGATATTTAAATAGACTAAAAGGTAAGGGTCCATTGAGACGAGGTATAATTCCTCCTAATTTTGGATCTCCAATTCCTTTTAATCCAGCCTTTCCAATTTATGGTGGAAAAACAACAAAAACAAATATTGTTTCTGGATGTAATTGTCCTATTGGACAACAAAACATACAACAAAATCAATTAATATATAACAATCCTCAATGCCAACCAAATTCATCTGAAGGGGCTTATTATGAATTTAAAGTAAATGAATATGTGTATGCTATAGAATCAGGAAATAACTTTTATTCAAGAGCCAGAATTACAAATATAGATAATGGAATATATACAATTGTATTTGATGATGGAACTGTAGAGACAGTAAATCTTTCTGAATTATTAGTTTACTTCCCTTGTAACTGTTCTGGAACTATTAACAAATACACATATAGAAATGGATTTATTGTGGAAGTTGATCCAAATTATGGAACAACATGTAATACAGTTGTATCAACTGTAGGTATAAATAATCTCAATGTTTTTTAATAATATAAAAAAATAAAAACTTTAAAGAAAAATTTAATAAAAATTTAATAAATATATAAAAAAATAATTTTAATATTTACATTAATTATAATATGCCTCAAAAAATAAATATGTTTATTACAAATGGTAATTTTATTCCTGCTCAAATAAAATCACAAATAAATACAGAAAATTTAGCCATTATTTCAGGTCCTAAATCGGCACCATTAAATAGCTCTATGATTACTCGTATTCATAATGTTAGACCTGGATGTGGATCTTGTGGTAGAAAAAATTAATAAATATATAATCTTTATAACTATGTATAATTTCATATAATCTTTATAACTATGTATAATTTAATATAATATTAATTTGTTAACTAATATTATAATGTTCTCTCTAGCGACGACTTATACTACGCCTTATCCTTCTAATCGTTTAAATAAGGCAACAAATTTTAAAACACTATTTGATACTACTTTGCTTCCTTATAATAAAATGTATAATGGTTGCTCAAGCAATTTTTGTTATACAACAAGCAAAGGTACATTTATTTATAAGCCACATGCTGATGTCGGAATGGTTGGTCGAAGTGCTGCGGGCTATTTAGCACAAAGAAAGCGTATGTAATGAAATATTTATTCTTTTTCGCCAACAGACTGTTGTAAATATTTAAACCATTTTGATTCATGGAAGAATAACTTCCAATCAGCAGTTATAATTAATATAAATCCAAATAAATAAAACAATAATTTAACTTCAAAATTTAACAAATTAGTATGTGGCATTCTGGGGTTAAATATATATATTAATAAAATAGCCATTAGAATTATAAATACAAATTCTATTCTCTCTTTCCAATAAAGTATTTTCTTATCTAAATCAGAATTTATTTTTCCTTTTATTTTTAAAATAATATGTATTACAGCCATTAAAATAAATAATAATTTAATACCAATAATAGAATAAATATACGCACTAAAATAGTTCATTTATAATATATAATTTTATTTTTATTTTATATTATATTATGAGCAATTCAAATATGTTTACAACCGGTATTTTTCCACAAACGGAATTACAAGATGCCTACCAATTTAATACATTTAGTCAGTATATCAATAATAATGGATTAGCCACAAAATTCTCTCCAAATTGTATATTTTGTTCTTCAAATGATACCCGTGTTTTGCTAAATGATGGATCTTTTAGACAGTGTAATACATGTAAAAAACAATTTAAGTCAAAGATAATCGCCGCTTTAAGTTCAAATAAAGTATAAATAATAAAAGTCAAAATAACTACTTAAAGACATCTTATTAGTATAGTATGTAAAGGAAAGTAGCATCCTATAAGATAAATGTTTTCATACAGCATAAAATCGCCTTTTTATCTTACTAATAAAAACTAAAGGGTTCGATCCCCTTTCTAAATGCCACAATTTAGGCTTGGAAGCAGTTGTGCAAAAAAATGAAAACAGTAAAGAGCTCGTATAGTGTAACGGTTAGCACATTCGTCTTATGAGCGATTAGCCTGAGTTCAATTCTCAGTATGAGCATTAATACAAATTTTTTTCCAAATAAAACCTTTAGCAACATTAGTTTTATTATTTAATACTCTTGTTAAATATGTTTTATTTATATCTGCTTGTCTTGCAGCATCAGAATATGAATAATATGTATTTATTAAATTATTATTTAAGTCATATTGTTCTATTAAAATTTTTGAATGTTTTTTATAATACTGTATAATTTTTTCTTTAATTTTATTTTTTGTAATTTCTGTTTGTGATCTTCCTATTATTTCATTATTTAAAATGGATTTTTCTTTTATTAATGATTTTTTAATATTTAATACGTGATTATCTTGTAATTTTTTACCATAATTTGGATGATTTGATCCTTTTAATTTACTACTAATTATTTGTTTTGTATATTCACTATGTTTTTTATTATCACCTCCTTCTAGTAAATTATAACCATTAGGATATATAGTATTATATTTTTGTATATATTCCTTTTCATATTTATTGGTATCTTCATCAAAACAAATACAAATAACTTTATAATCAAAATTATCAATACCATATTTTTGATATGCGTTGTATAATATTTGGCCTATATATTTTTTATTATTTAACTTATGATATTTCCATCTTGTATTTATATCAGAACGTATTGTTTGGCCTATATATTTTTTATTATTAATTTTATTTGTAATCAAATAGATATATCCCATTATTATAAGTTATAAATAAATTTTTAAATAGTTTATAAACAAATTAAAGACATATTATAAATATAATATGATTAGGTTTATAGAGCAATTTTAAACTGCTCTTTAAGCTGAAGGTCTGCGGTTCGAGCCCGCAATCGAACAACTGATTAAAATATAGTTCCATACAGCAATTATTACTAAAATTGAAACCTATATCTTTCAAAAGAAAAAGGAACTAGCACCATTTATGGTAAGCATGGTTTGAGGAGCGGTTAAACTCGCACGCTTTAAGCGCGTGTCCTTTTGGTTCGTCGGTTCGAATCCGGCACCATGCATTAAAATAATACAATTTTTAAATAGTATTATTTTTATTATGAAACAACTTAAAAACAACCACAATATATATAGTGTGATAAGCCCCAGGATACAGTAACCAACCCCTTAGAAAGCCGGCCGGCTTCAAAAGTATCCTTACAGCATTTAACTAAAAAGTAAAGTATTTGTCTGAATACAAATTAACTTCTGAGTTAATTATATCAGATTTTAAGGTTTTAGGATGATAGTGTCAAGTAGAAGTCGACCTACATTTCTGTTCATATATTTTTCTTTTTCGTGAATAGAATGACATTATTTAATAAATCATACAGCATTTTTCAAGCTAGAATTGACCAATGTTTCCATACAGCAATACTTGATTATAACATGGTGTTTTAGCACTGTTTTTAAATAGAAATAGTATCCCTCCTCAGGACCCATAGTGTAGTGGTTTTTAGCACCCCAGACTTTGAATCTGGTAACCCCGGTTCGATTCCGGGTGGGTCCAAAATATAATATTTATTTTTTAAATATTATAAAAAATTATTTAAAGATAAAATATTTATATATATTGTAATAGGTTCTAACAGCAATTCTTTTAGCCTTCTAAGCCGTTGATCCAGGTTCGACTCCTGGCGAGAATGCTTTTTCTTGTAGCTCAAGGGTAGAGCGACGTAAAACAGAACCTAGTAACCAGTACCCGGTTAGCTAAGTGGCATAGCGCTAGCCTTTTAAGCTAGTGGTCGTGGGTTCGATCCCCACATCGGGTATTTTAATAATTAAAATATTTTAAATACTTAAATTAAAATATTTTAATAATTATAATATTTCCAAATGAAACCTTTTGCAGTTTTATATTGAATATATTTATCATTACAACATTTAGATATAGTCATTCTATCAACACCTATTTTTTTAGAAGCTTCACTAATACTATTAAATACAGATATCAAATTATTATCTAGATCATATTGAGATATTTTTTTATTATTTTTATTAATATTATTTTTATTACTATTATTATTTTTTATTGTTTCAGATATTTTTTCATTAATTTCTTTTCTTTTCTCTATATTAAAATTATTCATTGTTTTACTAATTTTATCTTTAATTTCTTTACTAATTTTTTTACCAAAATTAGGATTTTTTTCACCTTTTAAACTTTCACTTATTTTTTGTCTTTTTTCTAAACTACATTTTTTACCATAGTTTGGTCCATTTATACCTGATAATACTTTTTTTAAATGAATAATAGTGTATTCATTATGTTTTCTATTATTTCCTCCTAATTGTAAATTATAACCATTAGGATATATTGTATTATATTTTTTAATATAGTCAATTTCAAATCTATTTGTATCTATATCAAAACATATACATAGTATTTTAAAATTAAAATTTTCAATTCCATATTTTTTATAAGCATTATAAAGACAATTACCTAATGAGTTTTTACACATATTTTTATGTTGTTTCCATCTACTATTAATATCATTCTTTAAAGTCTGTCCTATATATTTTTTACCATTAATTTTATTTTCAATTAGATAAATATAACCCATATTTATTTACTTTATTTACTTTTAAATAAAAATAAAATAATTTTTTATTTTATTTTTTAAATACTTAAATTAAAATAGTTTAACTTCAAAATAGTATATTTACATACGAATATCAAGAATATCCGCATATTTATTTTTAATAATTTCTAATAATTTCTCTCTAGTAATGACCCTCTTTTCTTTCAATAATAAAGCACATTCATAAATAAAATCTTTCGAATTATCAATAATAATAGAAGCATAAGTATAAGCATCCTCTAACAATTTTGTAATCTCATTATCAATAATTTCCTTGTATTTTTCACTATTATTAGGATAAATAACATGATCGCCCATTCCATAATAAGTAATCATTTTGCTAGCCAAAGCTAATGCCTCTTCAAAATCAGAAATAGCCCCAGTACTTACAGCAGAAGGCCCATAAAATAATTCTTCCGCAATGCGTCCACCTAATAATACCATCAAATGTTCAAACAATGTATCACGATTATAAATATTATGTTTAGATTTTTCAAATAAAGTATATCCAGGTGCGTTAGGAGAAGACAAATTTATAATTACTTTTTTAACTTTTGAATGATTTTTTGCCAATAAACCAACAATCGCATGACCCATTTCATGGACAGTAATTTTATCCAACATTTCATCAGTAAAAATATGATCAGATGGTTGCCATCCAACTAGAACTTTATTGTATACAACATCCAAGTCAGCTTGAGTAAATACTTCGCGATCATATCTTAAAGCATTCAACATTGCCTCATTCAACAAATTTTCAATTTGTGCCGCAGAAAAGCCATTTGTAATTTCAACTAAATCATCATCATTAATTGTATTATCACGTGGTTTTCCTTGAGAATGAATTTTAATAATAGCAAGTCGTGCTACTTCATCAGGATTTCCAATAAATATTTTCTTATCAATACGACCTGGACGTGTCAACGCAGCATCAAGTAAATCAGCGCGATTTGTAGCACCAATTAAAAAAACACCAGCTTTAGTTTTAAATCCATCTAATGAAACAAGTAACTCATTTAATGTACTATCTCTCTCAACAGAAGACATTTCTGTAGATGAACCTCTATTTCTACCCAAAGCATCAATTTCATCAATAAAAATAATACAAGGAATATTTTTTTCAGCTAACTGAAAAAGTTCACGAATTCGAGAGGAACCAACACCAACATACATTTCTTGAAATTGAGAACCAGATACAGCAATAAAGCCAGTTTTAGCTTCTCCTGCTAATGCTTTTGCTAGAAGAGTTTTGCCATTTCCAGGTGGGCCTTCAAAAATTAGACCTTTTGGCACACGAACATTAAATTTAGCATATTTTGTATAATTTGTAAGAAGGTCAATACATTGTGCTAACTCAGATTTAATAGTGTCGTAACCTCCTACACAAGTAAAATTTGTATCAGAATCGGTAATTACTTCAAAATTTTCAGATTTTTTACCCTTTTTTCCAGAATTTCTTGCTTTTTTATAAAAATCATCATCTAAATCATTATAATTGTCGCCATCTTCTTGATCCTCATCACTAGGAAATAGTTGACTAGAAATAGAATTAAACATATTATTATTAATAATAATACGATAAGTAGCATTATTTTTTCTTTCTTCATGTTGTTGTAGTATTTCATTAGTTTGAATAGTAACATTTCTAGAATTTAATCTCTTAACATATCTTTCATAATAATCTCTGGAGAGAGGATATTTATAAGGGTCAGATTTTATAACATGATTTTGTGGATGAAAAGGACGCAAAAATCCCTCAACAAATGAAATACCAAAAAGACAGAATAACAAAGCCTTCATTTTATTACTTATTTTAAAATTCTTTTTATGTCTTATTTTCATTATTTATATTTTTCTTTAAATAGGCTAAATATATATTATATATAAAACTACTTAAAGACAAGTTGCCTTAATAATATGTAATTAGATCCTAATAGCTATTTAAAAATCACATATTTTGAATTGCTGTTAGGATCTAACACCATTGGATCATAACAGCATTTAAATCAAATTATATCAAAAAATGGATCCAGCAACTACCAAGTATCGGATTGGCGCAGAGGAAGCGTACCTGGCTCATAACCAGGGGGTCGGTTGATCGAAACAACCATCCGATATAAAACATTTACTTCCTTTCAGCAATTTTTCAAAAACGTTTTCTTTCTAAAAACCCAATTTTTAAAAAAGGGAAGTAGCAACACATGTGCTCGGGTAGCTCAGTTGGTTTAGAGCATTTGACTGTTACATTTATTTTATAATAAATATTGTCATCAAAAGGTCGCAGGTTCGATCCCTGTCCTGAGCGAATTTTTAATTTTATAAATTATAAAATTAAAATACTTATACAAGATGTTCATATTTCCATATGAAATTTTTTACACTTTTTAATTTTCCATTACAACATAAAGAAATATTTGATTTATAAGCATTAACACTGTTTGCCGCTTCTAAACATCCATTAAAAGTATTAATTAATTCTCCTTCAATAGTAAATTGTAATACTTTAAATTTTTTTACTGAATTTCTTCTTTTTTCTTTTGCTTCTTCACTTAATTTTTTGCCTTTCAATGCTAAACTAATTTTTCTTTTATTTTCTTCTGTATGTGATTTACCTAATTGAGGTTTACTATACACTCTATTAATTTTATTTTTAAGTGTTTCTGATATTTTTATTTTAGTTTGTTCATGATGTTTTCCTCCATTACCACCTTTTCTTAAATTATATCCATTTGGAACTAATGAATTATATTTTTCTATGTATTCAATTTCATAATTATCTAAATCTTCATCAAAACAAATACATATTAATTTAATATTAAAATTATATATTCCATATTTTTTAAATGCTGCTTTTAAATAACGACAATTACTATTTTGTTTACAATGTCCTTTCCACCTTTCTTCTAAATCTTGAATAGTTTGACCTATATAAATTTTATTTGTCACTTTATTTACTATTTTATATATGTAACCCATTTAATAATATAAATAATTAATATTTATATTATTTTAATTAACTTTCTTAAACCTGTTGAGGCTTCTGAAACAATTGAATACATTCCCAAATCTTGGCAGACTCGTCAATTCCAAAAGCGCCTCTCTTTTGCGCCAAAGATAAAAAGCTGACCATCACATTCAATGCGGTGTTCTCATCTTTAATTGGAACATTCACTAACTTGACCTCATTCTGGGGAGGAAAAGGTGGTAGAACAACGTTTGCGTCTAGATTTTCCATTATAATAAAATAATTCTTTATTTATTTAAGTATTTGTTACTAGAATTTATTTATTGTGGTAATTTATTTTTATTAAATTTTATTTTAAAAAAAATTGATTTTAAAAAATTACTTAAAAAATAAAGCATACTATTACAAGATGTCGTCGATCATTGAAAATACTCTATTTACCAAGCAGGCCATCAATTTTGATCCTGTTGATTTAAACACACAATTAGTTCCTGCTCCTTTGACAGGTGATATAAAGTTTGGAATTATAGATTTAAAGGCTCTGTCATCTCCTCTTACAGAGGAAATTTTGGAATTTATCTTCCAGCTTGACCGCTCAGGATCTATGTCAGACTTGTGCTCTGATGGCAGGACCAAGATGCAGCATATTATCCACACCATGTCGAATATTGTTACTTATTTTAGAGAAAACACGGCTCTCAAGGTCTTCATTACAGTTGAAGCTTTTGATGATAAACTTTACAGTATTGTTGCACGCACAAATATTACTGAAGAAAATTATAAGGAAATAACTAAAAAGATTGAAGATCTTACACCTAGGGGTAGCACAGACATTGGTATAGCACTAAATCGTGTTAAAGAAATTTCGACTAACCTACGAAATCAGTTTCCTGATCACAAGTTGAACCATATATTTATGACTGATGGACAAATTACTCAGGGAGTTAACAAGTATAATACACTGTCTGCCTTAGTAGATTCAGAAATTACAAATGCGTTTATTGGATTTGGAATAGATCACGATGCTGTTCTTCTAAATGCTCTTAGCGCGGATGTTAATAGCAATTACTATTTCATTGACAAGCTAGAAAATGCTGGTCTAGTATATGGAGAAATTCTACACGGAATTGTTTACAGATTTCTGACTGATGTGATTATAAATATTTCTGAAGGTCTAATTTACAATTTCAGGATAAATGAATGGGGTCCCAGTTTATCAGTTGGAGAAATTGTTAGCGAGAGTAATAAGACATATCATATTGTTTCAAATAGTCCAGCAGTTTGTTCTGCTCAGCTAATATGTAGAAGGGTTTTGGATGACACTGAAGAAAACCTTGTCATCCTTAAAGAAGAAGATACCGATCTTACAAAGTATATATTCAGACAGCGAAATCAACAGCATTTATTCGCAGTGAAGGAATTTATTGCCAAAAAAAAGGCTGATAACTATTTAATAGACGAAGTTCAGCGTGATGCTATTAATAATGAAAAATATAAATTGAAGCAAATATTGAGAGATTATTTTAAAGAGTTAAAAAAGTATGTGGCTGATAATAATTTAAGCGATGATATATTTTATCAAAATTTGTGTGATGATATTTATATTTCTATACAAACATTTACTACATTACATGGTGTAATGTATATAAATTCGCGTTTAGAATCACAAGGCACTCAACGCGCTTACAATGTTACTAGTGTACCTATAAGAGAAAGAAGGAATTTCAATGGAATTACACGTAGCATAAGAAGACAAAATGCTATGTGTGGCAATCAAATGGATCCAGATAATTATTATGGTGATGATGATGATGAAGACCAAGAGTTAGACCTTACATTAGATCATCAGATTTCGTCATCAGTTTCAACACCATACAGGTCTTCTTCTCAAACAGTTGTGATGCGATCAGTAAGTAATAATACGAATGATTTTAAAGAAGATTTTACACTTCCTATTTAAATTTAAAACTTTAAAAATTTATAAAAATACAAAAAATGTCATGTAAAACAATAAAAAGTATATTATAAATTTTTTATTGTTTTTTATTCAATTCTGATTGTAATCCATTTAATAAAGGAAATTTGTGAGGATCTATATATTCATCTAAAAAAGATGGTTTACTTTGAAGTGGATTATCTGTAATATTCCATAGACTTTGCCATACACTACTAATAAATGGCGGCTGTCCCTTAAGCTCCAATCTAAATGGACATGAATAATCTGGAGGTTGATCCATTGAACTACAAGGATTACATGGTCCATTTAAAAACTTAAATCCAGGAATTATATTTTCCAAGTCATTATAATTAACTGGAGTTACTTTTTTTGTTTGCGCATTATAAATTCCATCATGTCCAGTAAAAGTAATTCTCTCTAATTTTGATCCAGTAGTTTTACTTATATTACATTTAATAATATCTTTTGTTCTATCTTCTGCTAATCCTGACTTATATGCGAAATCTCCAAATCCACTTGGTAATTCTTCTAATTTGTTACCTGAGGGATCCGATACTAATATACCATTTATTAACATCTGTCCTTCTTTTGTTTGATAAGAGAGAAGTCTTAAAATGGCAGCTTCATTATAAATAGTCATCGCATTTTCAACTGCATCTTCATCATAATTTCTTACAAATGGATTTTTATTAACTGCTTCCTTATATAGCTTTTTTGTATTTTCTGACCAAGGCCATCTACCATTATCATTAAAATAAACTAATTCAGCTTGACTTGCTTGTTTCTTAATGATATTCATATCAAAGACAATATTTGGATTAATAGTATCTTGAATTAGAAGAAAATCATTTTCAGAACCATTATTCAATGTAAAACCTTCTTTTTCTCTCGATATTTGAGAGAAACGATATAAAATAACAAAAATAAGTCCCAATCCAAATCCATATTTTATGTTATAAGAAAGCACTAATATAGTTGTCACTAATAGAATAAAATTACCTAAAAGTGTATTAAAGAGAGAAATAAACAAATCGGGTATTAAATATAAAATTATCCAAAAGAACACTAAAATAGTAAGTATTCCAATTAATTTTGTTCTATTATCATTATTAAATAATTTTTTAATGTCATTTATAATATTTTTCATATATTATAAACTGATTAATATTTTATATTTTTTATAATATATAAAAAATATAAATAAAATATTTTATATTTATCTACATTACAATAAAAAATATTTCTAACGACCAGTAGATCCAAAACCTCCACCACCTCTTTCAGTTTCCTCGCCCAACTCATCTGCGGAATTTACCAATTCCACCAAGATTGGAACCAAACCAGGTGCACAAATTTGTAGATAACGATCTAACTCTTTAATCATAAATGTTGGATGGTAATTTAAATCAAACATTCCAATCAAATGACCTCTATAACCAGCATCAATAATACCTACATTATTAGCAAGACGAAATGGTGTCTTAGAAATACTAGAACGAGGATACATATAAAATCCAGTATTATATGTTCCGGTTTGTGTAACCATTTTACATGAGCATGCTACATTAAAATCAACTTTATTAACATTTTGATTTGTAAGAGTTTGTGATGTTGCAGTAAAAATATCAAATCCAGCATCAATAATATAGGGATTATTAATAATTTTATTGTTATGCTTATTTACAGCAGTAGTGTATTCATTTACTAATTGATCACTACTATTATTATTCATGTTATTAATATCTACAAAAAGTTTTAAATGCATAAATCTACCATAAATAGACAAAAGTTTATTTTCTACTAAATTGAATGAAGCCATTTTATAAATTATATTTGTAGATTACCTTTAATATATTTTAAAATATTTTAAAATATTTATTCTGGTTCAAATTATTTCAAACTTCTTTTATATTCATTAAATAATATTTTAAGTATAGGCTCCGTAATAAATCCGGCTATTTTTAATGTATTTCCTTCAATATATATTGAAGAAGTAATAATCCTATTTAAAAGATAATTTTTTATTTCTATTTTTGTCAAACCTAATTGCTCAGATAATTCTGATAAATTTGTAATATGTGTAATCATAGTTTCTCTAGCTCCATACCAACAAATTTTAATTGATAATTCATCTGAAGTGTTCATCTTGATAATAATTATGATTATAATATTATCAAACAATTTTAATTCATTTTTATTTTTTATTTTTATTTTTTATTTTT